GGCGTAAAGCAGATATACCGAAGCTTTATTTATGGCGTCAGGTAATAGATTCTTAACGCTTGAAGCATCAACCGAGTAACTATAAGAGCCAGTATTTTCACTGGCCGTTACTATCCCGGTACTCTCTGTTACCATATCAAGACGGGCTAAAGCTTCCGCAATAGCAGAGGTAGCTAGCTTTATGTTTTGTTGAACATCGCTATCGTAATAACTCAAACCGTTTATACGAATCTGGTTCATTGTGAGCTTGTCCACTTCTTCCGACGCTCTTAGGGCCATCCGTGAGAACAATTCGCTATCAATGGCAGCCCCCTGATATAGAGAAATATAATCAGATACCGTAATATATGCTTCATAGGCCATCCGTCCACCCCCTTAAAAAGGGGAGAGCGGTATTTACCGCTCTCCATCAATTATGCCTCTTTAGGAACGCTTTCAACATAACCAATACCAATTACTAACCCGGTTGTAGGTAGTACCGGAAGTCAGGCTGGTAAACCCGCTTGCAGTTTCCTGCCCGTAAACGGCATTAGTAGTAGGAGCAATGCGATATTTAAGAGCAAGAGTACCATTGCCCGTTACTGTCAATACGGTTTTGCCGGTTGTCGAGCCGGCGGCGGCAGTAACCGTCAATTCAGTTGCCGTATAACCTACGCGGATTGCGGTCTGTCTTAAAACTTTATGCGCGTATACCATACGCCCCTGTACAGCAGAAGCGCCGATGTAGGTATTAGTAAGGTTATTTAGCGCAACCGGCACACTCCACTCGTTAGCGCGGGTAGCGTATTTAGGATGGCCGGCAATAAATGCAAGATTAGGGGTAGGGTCGTTCCATTCATAAACAACGAAGCCAGCATATTTACCAATGGCGCCGGTTTCTACAATCTGCTGGGATAAGTCGCTCGAACGAATGAAGTTTGTAGTATCTTTGAGCATCAGCGCGTAGGTATCAGGCGTAACAAGCAGATACCGCCTACCGTCATTAGGGACGTTAGCCTTAGACATCGCCGTACGGACATCTACAATAGCCGCATAGATATTATCTTTAGTTAGTACGCTATATCCCGCGAGTGTACCACCTGAGATTAATACTGTCGCACCGTCAGTATCAATTTGAGATTGCAAAGCATAACCTGCACTATCCAGACGTTCGGCTACAATACCATCGGGAACTGCTGCTGCATCATAGCCGTCAATAACCTCGTTGACAGCTTTATCTTTGTCGATTGTCATTGTAGTATAAGTGGTAGTACCAGTGCCTAAGGCAACGCCAGTAGCCTTATCGTAATCACCGGCGGCAACTTCGGTATCCCTGACCGGAATTTTAACCGCTCCCGCTTTGGGAGAGCCTTCATAGTCATTATTAAAGACGATACCGTCTTTTAATACGAGTTCTTTTCTCAGTTTGGCTAATACCAAACTGGAATATCTATCCTGTAATGCATGTGTCATTTATAAATCACTCCTTAAATTTTAAGATTAGGGTTTCGTTTAAGAAATTCAGCTTCTACCCCTGACAACTGCTGGCCGGCGCTCCCTTGCTTATAACCTCCCGCGCCCTGCGGCTTTTCACCGCCGGCATATTTAGGATTATCAGCAAGGAATTTCTTTAAGGCGGTTTCAAAGTCTGTGGTATCGGTAACCATTTTGTTGACTTTGAAAGCAACAAAGTCGGTAAATTCCGGTTCAACCCCCGCCGATAGAACAGCCGCTTTATTTTTGTAACCAGCCAATTCTTCCGCCAGTTTATCCGCGCGTTCCTTTTCGCGCTGGGCCTCGGTCTTTTCAGCGTCTTTTTTAGCTTTGTAATCATCAAGAAGCTTCTGTACTCCTGCTTCATCAAGCCCCGCCCGTTCGGCCATGTTTTTAATCATGGCCTTAGCTGCCCGCTGTTCACGCTCCATAAGTTGTTTTTCATCAAGGGTAACGGTTTTAGGTTCTGTTGTCTTATCCGGCTGCTCGCCGTTTATCCCGGTATCTCCGGTAGGATTGTTCTCCGGCTGTTGGCCGCCGTTCGCCATATCTTTTGCGGTATCTTTCAATTCTTCGCTCATAAAATTACCTCCGTTTAACGACCGTCGTCATATTCCGGCAGTTTAAGCCCTGCCGTAGGGCAATAAAAAAGCAGCTCTTAAGCTGCTGATTTTAGGTATTAAAAAACCACCTTACAATTTAATGCTCGGTGGTTTAATCATCTTTTGCTATATACCATTTACATTTTTCACAGACCTTTTATTGGCCTGGGCTGCAACCTTTTGCGTATTAACTTTTATGGTTCCTGATGAATTAAACACTTTTTCCCGTTCGGGCATCCTGGCAAGTCCAGTTTGGCTAATATGCTCCCGTTGTCTAGCCTGCCAATATGCGACCTTGGCTTTTTCTGAACTGTTATCTACCCCGCCGGCTTCTAAGGTGTCAGCCCGTTTCTTCCAATTCCTTATTTGCCGCTCATTGTACCTCTGTACTTGCTCCGCTTCATAGGTTTTTTGGTCGTATTTTTCTTCCGGTAGGCTTTCAGATACTCCCTCAATATAGGCGTAGAAGCTATGCCGACAGTTACATGGCTACCAGCCACAAAGCCCATCCCCGGAACCGTAGCCCGTTGCTTCATAAAAATTAGGATAATACTTTGCGTCTGTCATTAAATCACCTCCTTAAGTAAAGGGGCTAGTTGATATTCGTCCAACCCCAATACCTTAATTCTGCCTCTTTCCTTGCATTTATAGCATCTTGCTTATCTACATAAGAACCCAAGCTGATATTTTCCCCATCAATCATGATGGTAGCGCGCCATTTTTGTACGCCCCTGTCAGTACGAAGCTGAACCCCAGTTACGCCGGAAGTATTTGTACGTTTAACCCCACGATTGCGACTTTGTACCTGCATGTCAACCCAACGGCAATTAGAAGAATCATAGTTGCCGTTGGGGTCGATACGATCTATTGATTTGTCGTCGGAATAGCCGTTTGCCATAGCCCAATTCATGAAATTTACAAAGCCGTTTTCTCCTTGCCATTCATCACAAACTTTTATTCCTTTGCCACCGTACTGTTCATAGTGGGACGCAGAAGGATTTTTGCATCTATGCTTTATACCGCGCCATTCTTTATGCAGACGCGATTTATACATGCCATGCTTTGTAAAAATATCCTTAACTAAGCAGCCACAAGATTGAGTGTGTCCAAGCCTAAGCGATCTTCCGTATACCGAGATTTCATTTCCACAATCACATTTGCAAAGCCACATAGAGCCATATTTCCCGTTTTCTACTCGACGAACAACAACGAGCCGCCCGAATCTTTCACCAGTCATATCTATTAGTCTTTTTGTCCTTCCATCGGTTTTCATAATATCACCTCAGGAATATTATACCAAAATATCAATAAAAAGACAATGTTTAATTGCACCACAACTTATTAATCAAGACTAAATACTTGCCCGGCCCACTCTGCGTGTTCAGGTCTTTGGTCAGCGTGCCAGGTGGTTTGTACTAATCTAGTTTCCAGGGCCTCACAGTTTGCCAATGATATTTCCGCCGTTGCCTGATTGACGCCGGTAACACATGCCCGGCGTACTGCCGCTTCTATACTTGTATGTACGCCACTCTTATAGTCAAAACAGGAAACACCCTCGGCGGCAAATTTTCTAACCGCCACCTCAATAGCTTTATCGTGGGTAAATGCCCCAGACTGAACCATCAATTGCGCCTGGTCCATATATTTGTTAAGCTTGCCAGAAGCGTCAATAGCAATGGTGCCGGTAAGCTTCTTCATCGTGTTTAGCGTTCTTGTAGCGTTAGCGTTAAGCACCTGGGCAACTGAATCAGAGGCAGTAAGAGGGATAGTATCATCAGGTAATACACCGGCTTCAATTGCGGCTTTTTGCGTCTGGATATCGGTTTTTAGTGATTTAATACCGGCGGTTTTGAAGATACCATCCAGCTTTGTTTGGGAGATTTTAAGCGTCTTAGCAAGTTCCTGTCGAATATATACCTGCGACATGCCTATTGCTTGCAACTTTTGAATTTGCCACTCAGCGGAAGGGGTCATAACATAATCGGCGCCGGCAATGCGCCGGGCAATATCTGCCATAATTTTGCCTTCTAATTCGGAGTACAGGGCTTGTATTGGCTCGGCTATACCAGCTAAATATTCAGGCTTTAGCATTAGACCACATCCTCAGCAAGCAGCTTATTAGCCTGTTCTTCGGTCATGCCGAAAGAGGACATTATAATCGCTATCGCGGCAGACCGCGAAATCTCACCGGCTTTAACCGATTTAACGACGCCTATTAAGCTTTGCACCTGAGCACCGTTAAGCGTAACGCCAACAGTCTCTTTTACGTCCTGCTTAACATCAGTAACCTTAGCTGAACCATCCTCACTTGTCGTAGGTTCTGCTTCGCTTTCATCAAATTCAATTCCCGCGCCTGCGCTTTCAGTGTTCAGTTCAGCCATAATTTTCTTAACCTCTTTTTTACTGTAACCCTCATATTCTTGCAAATATCTTGCCATCGGGAATTTACCCTGAGATAAAAGCAGCTGCATTCTGTTCCTTTTAGCGTCGCTGTCCTCAATAATACTATCATCAAAATTAATAGTAGTCTCAAAATCCGTATTAAAGCCGCCAATTTCCGCGATAGCTGTACACATATCTCTTAACGCTGACTCTAATACCAGCTCATTCTTTTTTAGATTCTGGTAAAGGTCTGACTTCTCGCTAACGACCTCGGTAGCCGTTTTTACTTGTCCACTTTGAAAGTTATAACGGTCATTGCCTAAACCGCATTTATCGGAAAGCAAATTAAGAAAACGCTGTAATCCTTGTTCATGCGCCTCGGTACGTAGCTCCATATTGATTTCTTCAAGGCCGGTTAGATTTTCATTGTACATACCGTAAAATTCGGTATCGTTGTCATCAAAAACCGAAATAATAGCACCGGTTTCATCTTTCATAAGTTGCATCATGCTGACAGGAACAACAATACGTTTTTTGCCAAGTCTAAACTCATTGCAATAGCTGTCATAAACTAGGTCAATACCCTCTAAAAGGTCTATCGAATTAGCAAAAACAGAAATACTAAGCGGACTATCTAAATCAACATTATTAACTGCATTGGGGCCTATAAACTGAAAGCGGGGCACGGAAGAATTGGTATATACTACTGGCTGAACGCCCCCGGGCAATAGGCCGCTTTCATCCGGCTGTATTTCTCTTGCTTCACCTTCCACCGGCACCAGCTTATTGTAGATAACATAGTTATCGCTTTCAAGCTTGTGAATGTTGAGGTAAATCATTTTATCCCTACCGATAGTACGAAGGCTCCCAAAAGCACACTCGCTTATGTACTCACCTTCCCAAGATAGAGGATAAATCATGTCGGCGCGAATATAATCAATGGCCACGTTCCCCCAACTATCAGGATACTCCACAAAAGCACCTATGCCTAAAGCAAATGCCAGCTCAACAAGCTTATTGGATTGCACCCGGAAATTATTAGCTTTCAATACCAAATCAAGGTATTCTTGCAACTGAGTATTATCAACGGTTATCTGTACTTTCTCGTTCATCAGTAAATTAGCATGGTCTTCACACACTTTTTTAGCCATACGCAGGCTTTTGCGGGTACGCTTCAATTTAGTACGCCCGTTGAATTGTACGTAATCATGAAATTTAGCATGATGCCCCTGATACCAATCTTTCCATAGCTGTATCTCGTTGTATGTTTCAGCGGAGGGCAAGGAGTAACCCATGTTTTCTAAAACACTTCTAATGTTCTTCAATTACTTTTCACCCCCAATAATCCCATTTGCAAAATATCTTTTTGGTATTTCTCGGTTGAATATTCCAAAGCGTCCAGGCTGTCTATGTTCAGTGTGCCATCATCAAGACGCTTATCCTCAATGCTCTTACTATCCCATACGGCATTTTTTAGCGCGTCTATCGTGTGTTTGCAATGTGGCATAACCTTATACCGCCCCTGCGCCATAATCGATGTATAGAAGCGAATACGCTCGGTAATCTCGCCCTTAAGAGCATTTTTAATATCAATACATAAACCGGCTTTATAAGCCGCGTTCTTAAGGCCTTGAATAAGCACCTGCTCAGCGGAATCACAATAAACTTCTACCACTTTATATTTGCTCTGGCATTTTTTAACAAAGTCAACA